TGCCTTGTGAACCTGTAGTACCTTGTGAACCTGTAGTACCTTGTGAACCTGTAGTACCTTGTGAACCTGTAGTACCTTGTGAACCTGTAGTACCTTGTGAGCCTGTAGCACCCTGAGCACCTGTAGCACCCTGAGCACCTGTAGCACCTTGAGAACCGCCAGTCCGTTTTTCAATAACGTTGTTTGCTCCTAAAACGAGAAACTCTGTGGCACTAGCATTTGTTACGGCATCTTTAAGATAAGCGTTGCCGTGAACGTGCAAAGTGCCGCTCGGAGCAGCAGTTCCAATTCCTACACGGTTGCCGCTGACCACAAGGTCGCTTTGGCCGTACTGTCCTGCGATTATCGTATCGTTCGCGAAAACCTCAAACACCGGAAGACCAGCAGCGTCATTGACGCGCAGCAAAGAATCGCTAAGATCATCGCTGACCGTTAAAAGCGATCCGTTGTCGCCGTAAACTTCAAAGACCTGACCGGTTACGTTTTCGTTTAGAACCTTGATGCCCGAGCCGTCGTTGTGGACCTGCAAGTAACCTGTTGGGGCAGCGGTTCCTATACCAACATTGCCACCGGCTTTTACAGTAACATGCGTGGCATTATTTGCTCCTATATTGAAATCATGATTGCTATGTGTGCCAATGAAAGCATCAGAGTCTTGAGCGTAAGCTTTTAGAATACAATTATTTGTTGAGTCTTGTATCCTAAATTGAGGAGAGCCACTACCATAAAGATGTAGTTTTACATCTGGACTTGCTGTTCCCATGCCAACCCGTTGCGAACTGTCAATATGAATCGCCTCACTAGTAGTTCCCCCTGACTGACGGGTATAGATTCCTATGCTTGAGTCGGCCCTACCATCATTGGCTATCCTAAATTTATTTGTACCTGTCCCTTCGTATACAAGCTGTGCGCCATTATCAACCGCAGTACCTACAGACCCTGTTCCTATTTTTATTCTAGCACTATTAGCAATTGTCGTTGAGTTGACGATAAGGGCTGGCTCACTTGACCCCCCTTCAATGTGAACTATGCTCTCCGGTGCGGTTGTGCCGATGCCGACATTGCCGTCATGAGCAATACGCACTTGCTCTTCTAGAGTGGCTGAGTTAACTGTTTCAAATACTAAATCTGCATTAACATTGCTTGCGGCTGTCCATACATTGGCCGCTCTTGATCCTATCTTAGCAGTTATATAATCAGAACCTGAATTTACGTCTTCGTCGTATGCCGTGAACTGTATACTGCCTATCTTTTTATCGGCACTAGTGTTAGCCCAATTAGCTCTTGCGTTAATAATAGTGTCATCATTATTATTAGTTGGCTTCTTAACATCTAATGCATATTGAGGTGTGTGTGAGTTGCCTATAGATACGTTACCACCAGCCGTAATACGCATGTATTCAGCAAATGTTCCATCTTTTCTAGTTTGAAAAGCTAGATCGGCAGTTCTATTTGCTGAGGTAGAAAAATCTTCTATAGCAATCGCCTGAATCAAAGCCCCGTTAACTCCGTTTGCGGGACCAAAATATAAATTTGCGGTATTATTAGCAGTAGCGTTACTATTGGAAATATAAAAATTAGTAGTAGTAGCATGAGTGCTTTGAAAAATTGCAACATCAGTACTGCTGGTTATAACCTTTAGTCTTGCATTCGGAGTTGTCGTTCCTATGCCAACATTGCCTCCCGGCAGAATTGTAAGGCGATCAACTAACGTATCATCTGCCGTTCCCGGTGTTGCAAAAGCTATTTTAGCGGGAGCAGAAACAGTATTCGCCGCTCCATGACGAGTAACAACTATAGCTGCTGAATTTCTATAACTAGAGCCACTAGGAGCGTATGCTACATAAGAGGTTGTACCAATAACATCTCCGTCACTTGTGCCTGTTGGACTAGCTTCAGTCCCCGTTGATCGTTGAAATAATTGCCTTGCCGCTCCGCTATTACTAGTTGAACCGCTGTATTGCAGCAGAAGGTGATCCCCGTCACCCGCTGAAATTTGTAATTTTTTACCCGGAGCACTTGTTCCTATGCCAACATTATCAGTAAGAGTGGTTGGATAAATATTGCCACTAGTACGTGTCCAAAACGAATCACCTGTGGTACCTTGAGCACCAGTAGAACCTTGAGTACCTGTAGTTCCTTGAGTGCCCGTAGTGCCTTGTGAACCCGTGGTTCCTTGAGCTCCATCAGTTCCTTGAGTGCCAGTAGCACCTTGAGAACCTGTAGTGCCTTGTGAACCTGTAGTGCCTTGTGAGCCCGTGGTTCCTTGAGTTCCATCAGTGCCTTGAGTACCTGTAGTTCCTTGAGTGCCCGTGGTGCCTTGTGAACCTGTGGTTCCTTGAGCTCCATCAGTTCCTTGAGTACCCGTAGTACCTTGAGTACCCGTAGTACCTTGAGTACCCGTAGTACCTTGAGTACCCGTAGTACCTTGAGTACCCGTAGTACCTTGAGCGCCTGTAGCTCCTTGAGTACCAGTAGTACCTTGTGAACCTGTAGTACCTTGTGAACCTTGAGCTCCTTGAGTTCCTTGACTAACGGCACCAGCCTGAGTAAAAACTTTATTATTGCTATCAATAACAAGGTAACCTGTTTCTGCAGTCTTTGCAGCCAAGTCTTCCACGGTCAAAGCTCCTGATACCAATAAATCTCCAGCTAAATTCGTATTACCGGCATCAAAGAATTTTGCAATAGGCGGATTAGCGTCTGATTGAGGATTGAAATGTATTGCGTTGTCGCTTCCAACACCATAATACTCAATAGACATTCCAGCGGTATCAGAAGCAGTCTCACTAAATTGAATAGAAGGCCTATTGCTTGTTGCTGCTTTTAATAATAGTAAAGTCTCTTTTTCATTTGATGTTCCAGCTTTTTCGATTTGAACAGGAATGCCTGCATCATCAAGAGTAACATATTGACTAATATTTAAATTATCTTGAGTTGCGTTGTAAACAGCGACACCACTATTAGTGCCGCCATTGAATAAACCAGTTTCAAATCCAGCTCCGGTAATTCCACCGATTATATCCCCAGAAGTAAATTTTAGAGGATTAGAAAATTCAGAATATTCATTGCCAAAAATGGTACGAACAGAGAACTCATAATCTGCATAAGGATGCACCGGATATACAAAATGAGGCTCATATTCTGGTATAATCAAACCAGAATAATTTGTAACAACTAAAGTTCCAGTTAAGCCCTCTAATAAACCTCCCGTTCCTGCTTCAGGACCGCTTGGTCCACTAGGTCCGCTTGGACCAGAAGTGTCATAAGTTAAATTCCCAGTCCTTCCGGTTAAATAACTGCCTATAAAAGCATTCCCTGAAACAGAAATTGCAGCTGGATTAAATTGATATTCGTCTGACCCAGTATTAAACTCTCCACCCCAAAAAATCCTAGAACTTTCAGTATTGCCTGCTGCGATAGCCACCTCAAAAACTTCAGTTTGACCTGTAGCAAAACCAAATGGCATATTGCTGGCTTGATTCAATATTATGGTATGATCTAACCACTGCAGCCCTGTGGTTTGATACGTGGAAAATATGGGAGTTGCTGCGGTACCACTGTAAGCATAATCTTGAGCTGTAGTATTTACATCAAAAAATTGCTTATCTAATCTGCCTGTTCCCGTACCATGTATAAAAGCTTGAATACCTTTTACTTGAGGAGGTTCTATGTTAAGGTAATCAGTTTTATCATATAAGTTTCCGCTCTCAACAATTTGAATTTGATAAGATTTTTGAGCTGGAGAAAGATCTTTTGAAAATTTAGCTATTACTTGGGCATCTACGTTTTTATTAAAAGTATCACGTGCGGCTATAACCTTTCCATTTAAACCGCTAGTTTCAACATTAAATATAAAAGGATCTATCGTGTAAGGTCTAACTGAAGAAGGGTAATAGTAAGATTCGCCAGTTCCAAAAGTGTCTTCAGCTACAGCACTATAAAAGTACCCAGAGCTTTGCGGCGGATTGATCGTAAAGTGTAAATTAGACTGCTCGCCACCATCTACACTAAATTGATAAGTAAAAGCTGGAGACTGTTTTCCAGATACATCAATTATACTATAGTCAGAAAAAGGCGATGCATAAACATATATCGACTTGAGGCCAGAATTTTTTGTGCATGCTAGATCGAAGGTTATTGTATTAGCGCCAATAGTAGTATTGCCACCAGTTATATCAGGTTGACGATTATTTAAAAAGTATATTCCAGTATTCTCTCTTCCATAGTAATCGCGCGATACAACTTCCAACTGAAATCTTCTGTAACTATAATAATCAACAGAATCTGCTTCAGCCGCAGAAAAAGCGTCAAATAGCATAGAGGAATCTAATTGAATTTGATTAGATTTGTAACCTCCTGTATATAACTGCGAAACAAACTGCCCTGTTTCTCCCTTTAATGTAACCTTAAATCCGCTAAAAGCAGATAAAGTTTCTAAATCTGAATCTAGGAAAACACTATCATCGCTAGGATTCAACAGGCTCCATTTTATCAATGGATTTTCAATAAAAAATTCTCCACTTGCAACCTTAATAGAAGGGTCTATTCCTGTACCCCCAGTAAATAATGGCAACTGAGAGTTATAAGGAAATGGTTCTAAAGTAGGTGCGTTCTTATTTTCATTAGATATATGAAAACCTGATATTTGTAGAGCCGCCCCATAGTCTACAGGAGATTGCGAAATAAATTTGTTAAATTTTGGCATATTTAAAACCCTACATCTACTTTAAAAGATGGATCATAACGATATATATCTACACTTAAATTGGACTGACTTTTTAGGCTTCCTATTAATACCGAAGCCGTAGTATTGTCGTGACCTGAAAGAGAAAATCTTATTCGCTCACCTGAAGACTTGAAAACTTCTACTATATAACCGCCTGTATTAGTAAAAGTAACTCCATTCGCCACCGCTAAAGATGAAAAATCAATATTTATATAATAATTTTCATCATTTGCTTGTATATCTGGAAAAGAAGCTTCAAAATAAGGCAAAATAGCTCCTTTAAGTATAGTAACATTTGTTATGGAAATAGGAGTATCTCCACTTAAAGGGGTTGGTAACGCTCCAACTGAAATATTTGATTTAGATTGTTGTGTGTTTTCTATACTTCTGGACTCATCTACAGCAGCGAATTTTGTACGGTTATACATCATACCGGTAACTTGATACTGGTTGGAATTTTGCTCGGTTATACCAATTATTCTATATTCAACTTCTTCTATTTCATAATCTGTATTTGTATTTTGCACCGACCATATAAAACCTTTCTTGATTAAATTAAAATCTTCATCCGTGGTTTCGGAAATTGTAATTACATTAGTTTCACTAACAGAAGCAATTGTAAACTGCTTTATTTGCGGCTCTCTTGAAGAATCTAAATCTGAATCAGGTATTCCCTCGTTTACTTCTTGATTTTTAATTGCTATTCTTATTTTAGATTCCGCTTTTTTATTTAAACTCCTTATTGTCTTGTTTTCGCGCGGTACAATTACTGTTATTTTCTGATTTACAATATTTTCTTGGATGCCCTCATCTAATGTTAAAGTTTTTTCTCCGTAATCTATGCCTTTGATTCTGCCGCCATACCTTTTGCTAGTTTTAAGTTTGTCTTGTACCTTGATGACGTCTCCGGGTTTTAAATAACTGCCTTCTTGACCAGTTGTAAATTGAATTGTGTCTGTTTCAGTTTGGTTTGTGTACAGCATCCATTTAGCCAGCCTATGAGCCTGAGCTCTAGAAGTTACGCCCAAAGCTATAATTTCTTTGTCTATATATCCATATTGCCTCACAGAAGCCGGATCTTCTAAATATTCTGTCTTTGGCTTATAGCTATCGTTTTCGTCATTAAATCTCACGATCACAGCGGTGCTTCTAGAAGTTTCAGCGCTTCCACTGTAAACAAACTGACCATCAGCAACATTAGCGTTCGTAAAAAGCATAACCGCTTCTCTAGATTGATCGTTTGATACGCTGATATATCCAGAAGACCAATAAATCATACCCCTGAATATAGCTGCAATATCATTCAAAGCATTAAAAGCATTTTGTTTTCTATCTAAAAATAAATTGCATCTAAATCTAGGCTCAACTAAATTTTTAAAACCGTAAAATTGAGTCGCGCTAGATCCATTTGTAACGCCTAGGTCTAAGGGTTCTCCAGCCCTATAATCTGCAACAAAAGTTGAAGAAGTATTTTGTTTGTGTATTAGATAGTCTATTAAAAATTTTTGCGTATCTAATTTTGAACCTTGAGCTTGCAGTAAATAATCTGCTTTAACATCCGGATATTCTTTTAATACATATTCAGCATCAGGGATCTTGACGATCTTAAAACTAAAAGTATTGTCAGACGTATTGTAAGAAGGATTGATTATTACTCTCTTTGAAGCTTTATCTAAATTTTCAGAACTTGAATTTTTAAGATCAAAAAGGCACACTATACCACCTTCAGGGTATCTTTCTAACATTTTGTCTGCACCTTTTGTGTTCGAAGAATCGTCAATGGTAATTACAACCCCACCTGAAGAACAAGTGAAATCCATATTGCCATATTTACCTGAATAACCCGTGGGAACAAATTCGTCACAATATTTTCCTACGCTATACAAGTTCCATTTATCAACAAATTCACTTTTGAATCCATATTTTCCGACTCCATATCTTTTATTTGTAGCTAAATCATAAAAAACCCAAGCAGGATTATCGGTCCATTCTTTTGAATTTTTGAATGATCCGTCCCAATTCCCATCGTAACTTCTCGTTTCAGGGTTGTAGTTGCTAGGAACAGAAACTTTTGTCATTTTTACATCAAATCTTCTGCTGGGGGGTTGAGCAAATGCCCTTGCATCAAAAACCATACCTATCAACGAACTGTTTGGGTAAGTATATGTTCCTTTGACTATTTCTGATATATTTTGGACGCCAAGACTTTTTTGAAATTTTATAGGAAGTCTCAACTCTCGATCAACTCTGAATATTTTTACGACTCTATCTCTTTTAGCGCTTCCAGATACAGGAAGTGGAACGTTATAAGTTCTGGCATACGGAGAACTAAGCTTTCCTTCTATGCCACATATTAAGTAAATGACACTTCCTTCACCTGAGGCTAATGTAACTTCATCGTCAACATAACCCACTTTAATAACAAAATTTACTGCAGCATTGCTAATATCTCCATCACTATGACTGTATCTAAGACCATTAGTAACCATATTAATTTGAACTTCGTTGACATTGTCATTAGTAATTACATGATTAATCGAGATAACTTGAGCTTTTTCCGCTGTTTTAACTTTGTCTATGGTATTAGCATCTTTAATGTTATATACAAAATTTCTACCAAAAGCTCCCACACCAAACTTTCCATCTGTAGATATAGTATTCCAAACTCTGCATAAGTTGTATGGAGATCCGCCCTCTCCAACCACATTAAAAGTATCACCTTTACCAGTAACAATACTTTGAGAGCTAGCTAAACCGGGCAACATTACATTGAAATTTGAAGTAACAGCCGCTTTATCAAAAGAAAGCGAAGTATTGTTAGATTTAGCTAGACCGGTTTGATTCTTTGAACCAGTTTTAAAATCAGCAAAAACTCTATTAAAATTTAATGTATTCGCATCTGTATTTTTTACAGGGGCATCATTTAAATAAATTCCTTTTAACCCGTCTTCATTACCGTTAGTGTCGTTTGTAAGTTTTAATAAGGTTCCGTGCTTATCACAAAGGCCTGCAATTTCGCCTTCAGTTAATAAATCTATGGTTTGATAAAAAGAAACAGACTCTAAATTGATATGCCCATTGTAATGGGAAAGATCAGCTAAAGGACAAACGCGCTTAAATGTCAAAGCTTCATCTAAGTTTTCAACATCGTATATATTTTGTTTTGGATTATTAGGCATCTATTTTCTTTTCGACTATCAAATTTCTATCATCTACGAAAAAATTTCCAACACCCACCCCAACCATAGTCCCGCCCCCTTCAGAAAAACTGGTCGGAACGCTATTTCCAGTGTTTATTGAGCCGGAGTTAAATGAGTTAGCTCCAGAATTATCAACAATTGATCGATCACTATTAACAATGTTGACCGATATAACTCTACTGCCAATTTGCATGCGGCCATACCCCACAGGCACAACAACTCCTTGCCTAGTGATGTTTTCCGCCTGCCCAAATATAAAAGAACTAGTATTTAGAGATTCTGGGTCATCGGGCTTGAGTATTTTAGCTATCAATAAGCTTATACCAAAAGAAAGCGCCGCCATTAAGACTGTGCCCACAACAAAATTAACTACTTTAATAGTCATGGCAGTAGCCGTAGCGGTTGTAATCGCGGCTGTAATAGCTGCAGTTGTTGCAACAAGGCCTCCCATCAAAAGAGGAATAATCAAAACTTCTTTTCCTTTTACATTTACATTAAAGTCATTTTTATCGCAAACCTCCTTGCCATTCACAAACACAGCAAATCTTCTTCTGCCATTGCCTTGCAAATAGCTTCTAAATTTTCCTGTATTGGCTTCAATAGCAGAAAAAACCTCTCTTAAATTTCTAGTTTTAAACGAAAAGTTCTTTCCTATTACTTGGCCTAGCCTACCTTCAAGCGAAACTGTAGTCATTACCTATTATTATACACATTTAAAGTGAAAAATAAATTAGGTTCTTGTTTTTTGGGGTATAAAATGAAAATTTTTTATCTACAGTGGAATATATCAAAAATGGCCGATTTATCTCATCTGAAGTAAAAATATCAGATTCGCTTGGTTTTGCTCCGCCTAAACAATGAGAATGAAAAAAAAATATAACTTTTTTGTATATTTTAAAATAATCTTCCGGATCGATGAAAAAAGTTTTCTTTGGGTTTTTTGATAAATTTTTAAAAAAATATAGCTTTTCTTTTGTAGCTGCCCCACAAATTTCAAAATCACAAGCATGACTTGCGACCGAAATATGTTGCAAAAAATTTTTATTAATATCTGTACTTTTCAATAGATGGAAATCCGCCAAATGGAATGCCCGGAGAATAAACGCCCGCTTCAACATATCTACATTTGCAAGCGTTTAGATTTTTGGCGCAAGAATCAGCTCTCCAGTAAGTTTGTTCGTAACGAGGATCTTTTGAAGTATCGACTTCTGCTATACATACAAAAAACAAATCAGGCTTAATTGATGTATCTTCCTGCGTAGAACTTAAATCTTGCTTAGATAAATTCTCAATCTTAGATGTAATCCTCACAACATCTCCTGCTACATATTTAGTTGAGCCTGAAACTCCGTCTGCAAGTCCAGCACTAAGAATTCCAGATAAAGAAGTGGCAGATTCATCAGCATCAGCATCTAATTTTAAAGTAACGCCCGTGCTAAAAACAATCGTTCTGTCTTTTTCGATTGAGCTGCTAATTGCATCCACTGAAACTGCTTGGGCTACTGTTCCTGTTTCGTTATCTACCACCGTACCATTTAATTCACCAGAAATGCTAGTTGCACCTGCTGAAGCAGAACTACTTAAAGTAAATTTAGCCCCATTAGAAAAAGTAACAACTTTTTCATTGGCAATATCAACGGGAAGTGCATCTACAGTCATAGAAGTAGCTCCATCTGACGCAGCACCATTTGCTGTTACCACCGATAAAGTTGCGGCGCCATCTGTTGTTACAGTGACACTATTCTTGTCATAATCTCCCTGCCAAAGCAAATTTAAAGCGTAGCCGTCGCTATCTGTAAATTTTTTATTGTTTTCGTCTGCAACGGGCATGCCCAGATTAACACTATTGCTTTTAGCAAAAAAAGTACCAGCAGTAACCAGATCGCCATTAGCCATTAACATTGCTTGTTGAGAAAAGTCATCTCGCTGTCCGTATAGACATCCCTCTCCTCTGTACTGCCATGTACAATAATCAGCTATCATGGTTCTGGCTGGAATTTGTATATCCTCTAATTCTAAAGGGGAAACCAATTCAAACTCAACAAAATATTTACTTTCTTGAACTTTTCTGTTTATAGTAAAAATATCGTCGTCAAATCTAGAGTCTGGATCAGCAACGCCAAAAGGATTAAAATCATTAGGAAAATTTTCATCATCTAAATATTTCAAAAAAATCCTCTTCCTGATGATAGTGCTGCCTACTAAATCATTTCTTCTTTTTAATACATCGGTGATTATACCTCCGGGGTTGGCGATAAGAATTTTTGGCCTAGGAAGCTGTCCATCTCCACGCATTTCAAATCCGCTAGCTTCTATAGGCATAGGAAAATAAGTTTGCAATACTCCGTTTTTATCACGCAGCATTATGTCTTTTAAGTCGTTTTTGCCCGGATGAAATCTATACAAGCCTTCTTGCTCGCCCAAATCGAGTTCGTATAACTCAATTAAAGTATCCGGCTCTAAATTTAATAAAGCTGAGTTGTGAGTTTGAGTAGACATATTTACCAACTAGGTCCTATGTTAAATCCTGCAAAGTTAGTTTTATTTTTCAATTGATTTCTATCATTTGCGTCGTTTTTATTAGCAGAAGATTGAACTTTTAGTTTTTTGTTACTAAAGTGGCCCAATAAATTTTCTCTTTCTTTTTCAGATAATGGCCCTTTAAATATAGCAATATCACTTATACTACCATAATAAAAAGATTGGTCATTGTAATTTTTATCTCTAACAAATCCTATTCTAGGTTTAGTAAGCCAATCATAAGTATTAACGTTCCTAAATCTTTTTGTGCAAACTAATTCTAAATCATTGTAAATATTGTAATAAATGTAAGACCCTATCCTATAAGAAGAAATGGAATACATCCACGCCCTCAAAGGATCTTTAGATCCTGTAAAATCAAAAAAGTTTACACCATATCCTTGAGGTAACCCAGTGTTCTCATAAGTTCTTGCTGATGCTGAGGTTCCTACTTGATAGTAGAATGCTGGGATAGCAGTTTCCCTTCTTGTGGATTGATTTAATTGATTTTGCTTAGCCGACCACTGATGTAAAGGCCTAGATTTTATAGCCGCATCGTATCTAGGAGGTCTTTTGTCCACTCTCCAAAGCCCAACCTTACCCCTATCACTAACTCTAGAGTCTGGAGTATACCAAGTACTATGCTGTGAAGCTTCATTGCCATCTAAAGATGTAACGCTCGGATATAAGAAATAAACTATTTCAAATCCCTGCATAGAGTTTTCTATTCTACCGCTTCTAACAACATTAAAAAGCTCCCCGCCACCCGCTTTAAGAGAATTATTGCTACCAAAAAATACGGTATCCTTATTATTAAATGAAGAGTAATACGCACTAGCGTTAGGAGTGCTACTCGTTACAAGGATGGGCCTATAGTTTCTATCAGGTGTAGTTGTACCATTACCATTATTATTGTAAAATTGTATGTACATACTGGTATCGTTTTTAGCCTTCCACTGATTTATTTCAGAATATGAACCCGCGGCAGTAGTGTCAAAATATGTAGAGCTTGTATCTTCGGTTGTAAACCAAGCCACTAAATCTGGATAATTTGTGGAATTTGGAATTTTACCATCTTGGTATTGAACTAAATCGTCAAAAGTAGAATAATTTGTATTCCCGTCAATAATTTTTATTGCTTCGCCCGCTTTACCTCCAGCTGCAGGCTCTGAATCTGTAGCGTTTCTGTAAATTTCATTGGCGTTAACATCTAAAGGCGTTTCTCCGTCTTCGCCAAATACACCACCTCTTCCGCCTATAGATACATGCGTATCAAAATTTGCGTCTGTGCCAAGTCCTGCACCTTCAAATGATCCTTGATTTTTAGCAAAAATATAAGAACTACCTTGATCTTTAGAATACCCGCCTTCAGATAAACCAAATCCTTGGCCGCCTCCTCCAAGACCTCCGTAATGTTTACCAAAAAAATCTTCAACTTTTAAATTGATCAAGCCCGGATTATCACTGCTTGATCTGTTTGGAATAGTAATCTTTATCGTTCTGTCTTTGTCATCACTTATAACTCCGTCATTAACTGAGACTCTGTCGTATACGAGCCTATCTATTCCGGGCGATGATAAATTATATGTAGGATTTTCAGAAAAAGCAAACGCTTTAGGAAAAAAGAATGGATCTCCTCCGCCTCCGCCTCCGCCTCCTCCATATATTCTAGCGGTAAAATGTTTTTTGATTTTTAGCTCTGAAATAGCTGTGTCATTTATGTAAATTGCGGCAGAACCATCTCCGCCTGCGTCTGAGTTGGTAGTTTCAGTTTTGTCAAACTGTATTTTCCCAGATTGATGCTGAGGCCTCGGAGTGCCGTCGAATAGTTTTATCTCAGTGAACCCTCCGTTTCCTCCGCTTCCGCCCAAACCTGCAACAGTAGAATTTTTATGCAAAATTAAGTTAGATTTTATTTCAGTGCTTCCATATTTTAATTGAGCGCCAGAAGTAATGCCAGCATTTGTTGTTTTCGTGGATCCTACTTTATAATTTTCTGCCACTATAAAATGAACTCCAGAATAACTGTAATCAGCGTGTGTGGGATCAAAGTTGTTAACGCTCGCTCCAATATTAGTTAGTCTGTTGTCAAATTCTGTTTTTAGATTTATATTTGCCTGCCTATCATCAAAAAATATTTTTAACGCGCTTGGGCTATTTGAATCATTAGCTATAACAGTGCTAGGATCTGTTGTAGGACTTAAAGTTGTACTGCCACTCAGCAAGCCTCCATTTATGTCTGCGTTTGTTATTTCTACATTGAAGTTATCAACTGGATAACCGTAAACATAAGGACTTTCATAATATATAGATGAATCTCTATCTATGTATTGGCTTTTTATTCTATAGTAATAATTTGCATTAAAATCTAAACTAGACACAGTGTACTCGCCATATGGAGTTCGCGGGTTATCAGGAGTACCTCTAGTGTGTAACTGTGCTATACCTGTGTTTGTCGCATATTTGTAATATTGAAATTCCCCCGCTTCAAGATCTCCGCCTTGAGTTGTTAAAGTTCGGTTTATGTCAAAATCAAATAATCCAGTCCAAACACCAGTTGCAACACTGCTATCTTCTATATTCCCTGCGTATTCAATTTTATATCTTTGAAAATAATATCCAGAAGAAGGATGCTGCCATCTTAAGACTTGTTGAGGCCTACCGTTTGCGCCATAATCTGTTGTAACTAAAAACCCTGATGGATGAGCCGGTATAGTTGTGGTAAATGGGCCGGTGCCGCCACCAAATCCTGTCACCTGACCAGTTATCCCAACTATAATATTTCCGTCTGTATCTGGCTGAGCATTTTGAAGAGATCTTGTGGACAAATTAAAACTAGATACCCAAGTGCCATTTATATCTGGACCGGTCGCACCTACCGCAGGACCACTGATATTGTCTTGCGAAAAGGTCATTTCAAAGGGTATAAATTTTGTAGTACCGGCTAGTATGTCAAATTGTTGGCCGCTTGGAAAATCAAAAATACCCAAAACAGGCGCCTCTGAATACGAAAGTTCAGTTCTGATGGGATAGTTTCCGCTATTGGTAAGATAAAAACCAGTTCTAATACCAAAACCAGTTACGCCAGTTAAAGACATTCCTGTGTTAGCGACAAAACTATTACCTTCCGCTCTGCTTGTTACTGTACTTGGTAAAGACATTATCTTATGTATGGATCAATTGTTATCAAAGAAGTAAACTCCACTTTTTCATTTAATATATTAATTGGAAACTCTACAAAGTTTACACTTACCGTATTGTTATCTTTGTAATTCATGGTATGTTCCCATTTTGGACATACAAAAACTTTATCTGCTTTATCATATGGTGCAGGCATCTTAAATGAAAATTGATTTTTTCCATATTTATGTTCTAAAAAATGAACCATAGCTTTTGCTTCTGCGTCAGAACGTCCTTCAAAAGCAAACTCAATATTTAATAAAGCTTTATTTAACCCGTCAGGCGTTCTTATAAAGTAATCACTTTGCATAGGCTGTTTCAAAAACCTAGGCTTTTCTTCAATAGATACTCCCTTGTTTACGTCAAAATAAAAATTATCTTTTGTCCATAAAGATGTATCGCCTCCATTTGGGCCATTTGAATCAGTTGCAGTTGTCGAATCTGCACCGGTATAATAGTACCATCCTGAAACTGAAGGCGTGTAAGCTCCATCGCCGCTTAAATAAGCTATATCATGTGTGTTGTATGTTTGCCCTGCGGACCAAAATTTTCTAGTTTGATTAAATGGTATATAATATTCTTGCCAATTTAATGTAGATTGATCTTCTCTATGTAAAGTGGTCGAAGCTGAATTGACATTAGGGTAATCAAAACCACGAGAAAAATCTTCTATGTAAAATTCATGCTCGTTATCATAAGGAGCAAATGGAGTATAATATATGCCAGTATAAGCTCCGCTTGGTGGAGTGCCTTTTTGCCCTTTATTAAACGAATCTTCAAATAAATGAATCAAAGCTCTGGTTTCTTTATCGCTTCTTTTATTGTATGGCAAATTGAATTTTACTTTTAAAGAGTTTTCGCTTTTGTTCGCAAAATTATAATATCCATCTCCATAAGTGGCGTTATAAGTTTGGTTTTCATACGACACGGATGCTCCATAAGAAGGCTCGAAAAATAACTTTTGAGTCCAGACGCTATCTGCCCCTACGGGAGAATTTGCCGTGGTAGAAGTGGCTGCTGTATCTCCGCTATAATAATAATGGCCAGTAACTGCTGGAAAATATTCCGTGCCGCCATTGGTATAACCGCTAAAAAATACAATATCATATTTTGAATAGCTGTTGCCAATTTCAAAAGAATCAACCCCATGTATATTGGTGACACCAGAGCCTAAAACGTAAGATTGGTTTGCCATTAGTAAAAGACCCTTCCCGTTAAGTATTCTTGAGATGCTGATACTGTACCATCTATATAACCTCCCTCGGAAACAGATAAATTTTGATTAAAAATTTGACCTGTGCAACCAAAATTGGCCAAAGCAGTATTTCCGTAAGCATCGAAAACATTTATGTTTAATGCTGCATAATTTCCTGTTATCCCTATCGCCTCACCAATATCTTCACCTGCAATAGATAAGCTAATTCTAACATCTTCTTTTGTTACTCTGGAGGGCAACTCATTTCCTACAGTAACAACAGGGTTTCTGGAACAAGACACTGAATAATCGAACGATACTTTTTTATTAACTCCTATATCTGTTCCTGCCATATACGTTTTTAGTCCATGTGACACGTTTCTTTCATTTCTCAATAGGTTGTCAGTTTGGCCTTCGTTATCTAACACTTCTGTTAGTGATGGACTTGGAGCTTGCAGCTCTCCGTATATATCCATCTGAGATTTAAACAATATGGGACTAAAAGGTGAGACTGAAAAACTTAAACTTTTTATGTAACCGCTGGAAAAAGTGACGCCAGCTAAACTACCCTCTACCGGCTCACCAGTATGTTCGATAGCGGTAAGAGGATTTAAAAAGTCATGAAAAGCTCCTGTGCAATAGTGAGAAAAAGAGAGCGTGCCTTTAACCGGAGAACTTGGAGCATAACGAACAAGTGAACCAGTAACGTTTGTGATTGGCTGCAAAGAAGCTTCTACTCCTAACTCCGCAGATTCGGCCATAATGCTTTGGTCTGCGATTTTAAGTAAAGCTTTTTCGTATTTTATAAATTTAGTGGCCATTAAAGAGTATCATCTATATAAAATTCAACAGTAAATTGAACATTTAAATTTGCATTCCCGCTATCACAATCAAAAGAAAACATCAAATAATCTCCTTGGCTAAAATCTAAGTTAGATTGGCCGCCAGCATTACTGCCTGCAAAATTACTATAACCTAATGTCACTTTTTGGTTCGCGTCAGCAGCCAGATGTAATTGGCTATTAGCCGTTGTGCCCTCATCATCAAAGCCTTGCACGTAAGCTGAATCAGTTGTTGTTAATTTTGTACCGGCGGGCAAGCTACTGCCGGTGTATACATACAAGGTCATGTTAGTTTGGCTTGACTGGTTATTTTTAGCGGCAGCCCGAATAGACAAAATTCTTCCATCATGTGGCGCAATTGATGCCCATTTGGCAGTTATAGTATTTCCTTCTGTATCATCGGTTCGGTCGAATGGGGGCGCCAAAAGAGGACTGAAAGGCTGCAATGCAGAGGCGTAATAAGGCACTGAAAAAGTTTGTAAAAATCTTCCTCTACAATAATTTCCAGCAGTATTCCCTCCTTGATCATAATATGCAGACGCTTCCATTGTGCCTTTAAATCTAACGTTGCCGCTAGTATCCAAACGCATTGCGTTGTTTGTAGTATTCGTGTCGAAAACATATTGACCATCAGTTGGCGCTGCCTGACTACTATAATGAATCATAAAATAATTGTTGTCTGGATTGGCATTGTCTTTGTATGCCCCAGTCATCCAATTTGCTATTTCATTAGATCCAATTTTATTGGGAAATGCAATTAAACTATGCTGATCCGCAGCCGCAGCATTCGAAGTATTTCTTATTAATATTTTAGTTCCATTGTTGTCAGAGGAATTAAACTCACCCACAATATTATTACTGTCAGTAACATTAAACTTGCGAGTAAATCCAGTTGCACCCACATCCAAGCTGCCTGCTCTAAAATTAACAGAATCAGAACCAAGAGTAACTGCAGAAACATTTCGTATTCCTAAATTAGTTCCGTCCCAAACCATTTGTTGCTCTAAGGATGTAGAACCGACTGTTCTTGTAAATCGTAAAATTGAATTGGGGGATCCGCTAGCAACTCTGTTTTCTAATTTTAATGCTACATTATCTGCCCCAGAGCTTTCATAAACGTGTAATCTTGCATCTGGAGATAGCTCATTTATTCCAACTCTTTTATTCGAACTTTTTGCAAATATAGCCGCAGCGCTTGTATCTCCAACTATGTGAACGTCTTGACTAGCAGATTTCTCTAAAAATAATCCGCTTTGTGATTTAACTTCTCCTGTACTCGGATCAAGAATTACGTTATTAGTTCCAGTCGCAGCTAAATCACCTACTACTTCTAATTGATAGCCAACAGTTGCGCTTGACGGATTTACTCCAATTCCTACATTACCGTTGGTTTGAATAATTAAGACATGTGAACTGCCATTATAAATTGAAAATAAATCAGCTACTCCTGCTCCTGTAAAATTTCCATGAGGCGCATAAATGGACCATGTTTGCGCATCATTTTTCATGACTAAATGAGGATATCCATTTGTAGCATTAGAATAAATTCTTAAATTAGCTGTTGCCACAGCTGTAGTTTCTAAATCTAACTTATAATCCGGCGTGTTTGTTCCGACTCCAACATTCCCGCCATCTTTGATAAAAAGACCATAATTGCCACCATCATCAGTAATTTTTAGCCCACCGCCATCTGCTGCCCATATTTGATATTTTTTGTTAAGGTTGGTGATGGAGACATGTTTTGTAGTCGGATTTGTAGATGATTCATTATAATCCCCAATAAATAACAAATCATTTACGTTTGGAGGTCCACCTAAATCGTTATATTCTAATATTTTGCCCATTTTTAGTCTTTATTGTAATAGTCTTTAAATTCTAAATTTACACTTAAAACACCATCAACACTTGATTCAATACTCTCTGACACCAAATGTCCAGTCGTGCTTAAAAATTCATATCTTGTTATGCCGTCGCCGTCGTCTCCCAAACAATCTCCATTATTATCCTGCAAACAAAGCTTGTCTCCAACTACTGCATGGCCATCTAAGGTTTCTGATTTTTTGCCAAGTCTAATTTCAACGCCCAAAGTTTGATAATTACCACTTCTAATATTGTCGATCATGTTGGCTGTTTCATAATCATCCATCTCAATAGTTAAGTTGGTTGTAATTTCTATCGGATATTCAGTTAATACTTCAGACGGCGCATAATATATTTCGCTAGTCTTTTGATCTAACGTATAAATAGGAATGCGGTTGATGTTATAACTTTGAGAGGCCGAAACTGCTCTATTAGTGCCCGAACCATCAAAAGTTAAAAATACTGATTCATGATTAACGACACCTAAATTTTGAAGGGGAGCAACGCCCGAGTAGTCTAATTCACCTTCTCTGACGCCGCTCCCCAACTGGCCAAAAACAGCAAAACTTGACTCGATTGTCGGGACGTCTTGCACATCGCAATTTATACTATAACTGGTTAGATAACCGGTGTTAAATCCATATACTTTTTCTGCTCCGTCTAATTCAACTCCATATAATAAAGTGCCAGAAACTGGAGCTTCTCCAGTCAAGCCTAAAACTGGATCTTGATACAGCATGTCGCGGGTCATTGACATTTCGCCACGAAGAGGCTCGGCTATCACTTCTTGCACGAAGCCTGCACCTAAAGCCCTAATTGTTTTTTGAGCAACGCTATACCCCGCACTTAAATTACGTATACCAGATACACCGGTTCCACCGAGGTAAAAAATTTGTTCGTAACTTGGTGAGGCGTTGTTGGGCATTATCCTTGTCTTGATGTTTTGCTAAGAGAGCCTCCTAGCCTTTGTTCATCTTGTATAACTTGAAGAACGGCTGAGCGAATTCTTTCGCTCAACTCTTTTCCTTCTGTAGCTCGATCTCTGTTGCTTTCTTCGTTAGCGTTTTTGTTGCCAGTGTTGTCGGAGCCTTGGTTTGAACCTGCGCCACCAACGTTTACATTTATTGAAATGTTGTTTGTATTAGCGCCAGTTTGATTGTTCAATGGTGCAGCTTGTGGACCGACCATACCTCCTGCTTGCATAGTCGGAATCAATCCTCCGTTTAATCGACCCATGAAGCCAAGACCGTACTTGCGTACAGCGCGATTATTCATTACAAATTCGCCACCTGCCATGTAAGCTGGAACGCTGTCTCTATTTATGAAGCCGCCAGAAATTTTACCCCCACCTTTACCTTTAGCATGAGCTTGACCATGTATATTGAAAAAGTTTCTTCTTGCGTCTGGACCGGTGCCCAGATAACTCATCTCATCGAACGCATTCTCGAGCCTAGCGTCAATGCGGGCATTCAACGCCCTCTTAAATGACTTAGGTACCCTGTGTTTCATTGAAGGGTCTAACCCCAAGTTAGTTGCCTGAACACCAGTTAAGAACTTTTGGCCTTTAAATTGAGCAAGTGCTGCGTCACTACCTTCTATATTATAACCTTTCAAAAATGAACCTGTTCGCGTTAGCGCTAAACTTTCACCGGCATCATTTGTGGTTCCAGCTGTCATTTGTTCCATCTGTTTAGCGTTTTGTCCTTCTTGGATTCTTCCGCTGATAGCGCTAATTCCCTTGGAAATTCCCACGCTCATTAAGGTGCTCAAAAACTGTGTTTTCAGGGCTTTTCTTTCCGCTTTCTTTTGCTGCTTCTTTTGGTACTCTTCCATAGCTTTTTCTCTAGCTTCGGCCAATTCCGGATTATCAGAAGCTAAAAAGTAACCACTCATACGATCGCTTTTTACGCTTTCGTTTAGCGTCATCATTCCACCGTTTGCAAAGCGAGGAAATGAACCAAAATTTAAGCTATCTAAAACCGCTTTGCCTCCCATTCCTCGAACAGCCTTTCGATTTAAAACATATTCTCCATCTTCAAGTAAGGCAGGATTTCTATCTCCAGTTCTGTTGCCAGAAATATACATTCCGTTTCTTGCTTTTATAATTCCTCCGTTTTGAGAATTACGAAAGCCCGAATCTGCCATTCCAAGCAAATTAGTAAAGTTACTCATCGAATACTCAAGTGAAGCGCGACGAATCATTTTCAACATATCAATAGCAACGCCTCTCATAGCATCTCCAAAAGTTTCAGCCTTGTCTAATGACACTTCAAGTGCATTAACCATTCCGTCTCTGAATGCAGTTGGCAAATCTCTTCCCAATCTACCATATATATATTCTGTTTCTTCGTATATATCTAGCATACCTTCTGTAAATTGGGTTCTAAAAGAACGCGCATCCTGATCCAAACTTATTTTTCTATTATTAGTTTGTTCGCGTAGTTCGTCAGATATAGCTTGTTCAGTATCTAGTTTCTTTTTACCTAAATTGATTTCTCTTAGTAAAGCGTCTATTCTTCTTTTTTCTGCTTTTCCTACCTGATCGTCTTCTAATTGTGCTCGACGCTCATTCAACTTTGTTATTACTTCTTCTTGAGTTTTAACATCTTCTAATGTTGCGGCTAAATTTTTTGCTGCCTTTTCTTCAGTTTCATAATCAAATTTTCTTTCGCCTAAAGGATTATCTACTCTTACCGGAGGTAAACTTCCACTTTCAGGTATCGCGGAGGCGCCTCCCCCCATCTTACGGTTTAAAATACCTTTTCTTTTTGCATCAAATGCTGCTTGAGCTGGAGTAGCGAACATATCTGCACCAGCCATCCGGGCATCTTTAAGGTTTGCATATCCAAGCCTTGTAGCATCAGCTTCTGTGAAATTGGGACGAGATCCCATAGCCACTAAGTCACTTTGTTTTTGAAACTCAAATATCAATTCTTGCATAGTATCATTTAAAGAATTTTGTGATTTGAGAAGCTCATTATCTAATGCGATTTGTTGCTTCTGTACCAATAAGGCATTTGCTTTTTGTACGCTACTTTGAGTAGCCTCCGCCCTTCTTCCTTCAAATTCTAAATCTGATATTTGCCGCTGAATTGCTGCTCTTGCTTTTATGCGTCTACTTTCCGTATTAAGTCCTGTGCCGCGAAAATTACGAGGATCTTCAAGGCTGCCTTGCAATATATTTATTCTACGTTGGCGTGTCGCATTCTCATCTACTAAATTCATTGCGCGACGATTTTCCATAGCGCTCATTGCATCAGTTAAAATAGCCTGTCTTTCAGTATTTTCTCTTCGTTTTTGTTCTACTTCTAATTTGGCCTGTGTTATTTTTTCGTCTAAATTAATATTTGTTAATTGGTCATTATAAGTAATGCGTAATTCATTTATTAGTTTGGTGAGCTTTTCTTGTTCTTTACTATTAGCCGAAGTAAATTCAGCGAAAGCGTCTAATCCGGCGTTAATGTCTTGAGAAAAAAGATTGGCAGCTGCCTCTAACTTTCTTATGCTTATATCTCCAGCAGCCGATTGGCCTGCTTTAATTGCATCCATTATTCTGGTAGAATTTGCTTGCGCGGTTGTGGCTATTAATTTAGCGCGCTGATCTGCAAAACCAGCACTAGCTTGGCCCTGCGCCAAACTTCCGATTGATAACCCCCTACCAGCCCCGCTTAATAAATCTATCCTTTCTGTGGTGAATGCTTTTCTAACTTTTGCTATGTTATCAAGTGATTTAACCATCGAGCCTAAACTTTCGGTAAGGCGGGTGATATTAGATTTTGCATTTATAAAGCTTTCTTGAGCAAAATCTATTTCCTTACCAAGAGCGCTGCTGGAGTCCCCCAGTGATTTTGTGGTTTGCTGAAAATCATTTACTAATTTTACTACCTCCGCAAAACCCACGAAACTTTGTTTTGTAAATTGATTATTAACCTGAATTTCATCTGCAAAAAATCTTCCATCTGTAACCTCCTGCAAACGTTGAAAGAAATTGCCTAAATTCTCCGCATCTTTTTCGTCAAACCCAGCTCGAAAACTTACTAATTTATCTGCTATTGCGCTCGCATCAAAAGCGAAATCTCCTCTACCTTCTCCAAACAGTGCCATTATACCACTCCCGCCTTCTTCAGCAAGCAGGTCACTTAATTCTTTCATTTGGGCTTCATTTAAATTGCCCATAAGCTTGAAAAAATCACCATATTGTTTTTTAAGATTACTTAAAGCTGTTTTGTCTAAATCAAAGCGTATTCCGTCTGGCCCAATCGATCTTGTTAAAATACGATTTGCGTCCTTTTCCGTCCCTATCCCCCCGCCTTCTTCTTGCAAACGTTTAATATTAGTAGCTACTCTTCCTCCAATCGCTCCAGATTCTCTCCTTAACTCATATGCTTCTAATTTTTTAACCATTTCGTCAACACTAGTGCCCGCTTCACTGAAAGCAGTTTGAAGATTTACATCTTTAATCTCATCAAAGTTTTTAGCTAAACGTTTTTGCGCGTCTTCAAATTCTTCTGGTGAAATAGCCGCAGCTAAATCTCGTGACGCCTGAATATATTCACGCGCCGCGTTAGTGTTGTTATCAGTTTCTTGTTGGTATTCTTTGGATTCTCTTTCTAATTGCTCAAGACTTTTTCCAGCATCCATTGCAGACACCCCTAGACCAATCAAAGCTCCTCCCACTCCACCAATAGCGGCTCCCAATGGACCAAACATCATGCCCATGGCCGCGCCTGTACCCGCACCTGTCAAAGCTCCAGATAAAACTTGGCCTGTTGCATTGCCTTCTCCGAATCCTTGCTCAATGGCTCCAGCCAACATAGGAGCCCCCATTGTTAAACCCATTCCTACTCCCATACCGCCCATAGGGCCACGGCTCATGCGTGCGTTCAAAGCGCTCATACGACCTCCTATACCTACTGCACCGCCCCTACTAGCTGCTAATCTATCTGCTGCAGCAGCTCTACGGTTAACAGCTGCAGTTACTTTTTTTTCTGCCGCATTAGTCAGCTGCATACTTTGCGTTAATTGTTTAGTTTTTGCATTCAACTGTTCACGGCTCATGTTACCTTTACGATAATCATTTATAGCATCATTTAATTCTGTGGCAAGTTGTTTTTGTAGCGATTCTATTAAAGCAGCATGGCCTTTTCCTTTTTTAGCTGTTAGTCCTCCCGGCAAATTTAAAGCGTAATTTGGGACATATCCTTTGGAAGCTCCAACTACATCTTTTAATCCTCTAGGCTCATCCCGTGTGTTTGTTACAGCTAATCCAGCTGGGTTATTAGGCCCAGCCAATCTGCTTGAACGCCCCACACGAATAGATCCCAAAGGAACTCCTGCGGCAGCCTCTCTTTCTACCGCATCTCCAAGTGCAGCAAAATTAGGAACATAACCTCCCGCAGCGCGCCCTCTATTTTTTAATACCTGCTCTGCAAACTTGCCGTCATTACCTTGGCTAACCGAACCTTTAAAATCTCCAAATCTTGCTGAGGTCTTCATGCCTCCAACAAATAATTTTTTTACAGCAGGGCTCATGACCGTATCTAAAGTCATTCCGTCTGGAGTAGCATTTTTATCGTTGACCATTCGGCCGATCAAAGCTTCAAAAAATGCTCCCTTAAGAGCAGCTATTGCACCGGGAGCACCTTCTTTGCTCATGAATGGTTGCAATTCTTGCTCTGAAACAGGAATTTTTTTGACAAATTCAGGGTGTATACTACTGATCACAGTGTTAGCTGCGCTAACTATACTATCATCCAAAACTTCATCAATTTTTACTAAATTGCTAAGTTGATTTTCTGCATTATTAGCAATACCTCTTCTATTAAAAATAACTCCTTCTGCACCGTATTGTTTTACTTTATCTGCGCTTTTAA